AAGGAGAAAGAATGAAAAAGTTATATTATACAAATGGAAAGTTAGGATTTGATTTTGAAGATTTTTTTATAACAGATCCATTTACTTCAACTTGTTGTAGATTTGATGTAGATCCTATTAAAGAATATGGATTGACCAAAAAACAAGTAAAAAGGTTTAAGATTGAAGAAGATATAAAAAAAGGAGAATTAAACTATGTTTCTTCAAGATTAACTTATTGGACACAACAAGAAAAAAAAGCAAAAAGATATATTAAAAAATATAATAAAATGATGAAAAGATTAGAGGGAGGAGGTAACTAAAATGGATAAATCAATTGATCTAAAACAAGACAAAGAAACCAAATATCTTTGTTCTTGGAATAATGGCGATATTATTCAAATTCATACAAGTAAAACTTTATGGAATGAATATAAAGATACGAATTTATTTGATGATGATGAAGATATGTTGTTTGAAACTATCGGAAATGGTTTTGATAATTTTAAATTTAAAGATTACTTAAAACTATCTAGCAAAGATGAAGATTTCTTAAATGTAAATTTCATTTGCGATAATATGGAAATAACAAGAATAGCGTAACAGAGAGGATAAAATAATGAAAAAATATAAAATAATAATGTCTACAAGTTATGGACACGAAATATACGTAGACGCAAAAAATAAAGATGATGCAATAAAACAAGCCAATAAATTAGATCAAGAAGAAATAGAAAAACAATCAAATAATAAATGGGATGTTGAAACTTTTCCTATGATTGTGGATGTTGAGGAGGATAAATAATAAATACTATATGTTGTGTCCAAGCTCTTGGACACAACTCCAGGTAGTGTTGAAAAATAATGCTTGATTATATTAATTATAGGATTATAAATGATAGAAAAACAAAAAGGAGAAAGTATGACAAAAGAAAAAGAAGTGAAAGATAGAATAGATGCTTTTGTTGAAGAAACTTGGAGATGTTGGATAGATCAAGAAGCATCTATGAAAGAAAGCGATCTAAAATGTATGTTTGAACAAATATTAGAAGACGGAAAAGAAATGGGAAGAAAGGAGAAAAAATAATGGCAAAAAAAATAAGAATAAATGTATATATTAAGGAAGAAAATTTTAATCTTACATATAAACAATTATTAAATAAATTGTCTAAATTAGATTATTATGATTTTTTAGATTTTTTTGAAAATAATCCAACAGAAAATTTTGATTGTTTTAATACGAAAAGAAACAATTACAAATTAAAAGGAATCGTCATAGATGAAATAAACGGACTTTTTGATTCTGTTTGTAACATTAGAAATGAACAAAGATTGGATAATATGATGTATAATAGGCAAATGGAAAGAACTTCTTCAGATCAACCGATATATCCTCAAGGATGGTATGAAAAACAAGATAAAGAAATAATTTGGGGAAAAGAAAGGAGAGAAAATGAAAAAAAACTTACCAACTCAAGATAGTGTAAAAAGGCTTATGGAACAGACTTTAAGAAATATATTGAGTTGTGTAGGTGGAGTGTACTATAATAAATATAAGTTAAGGTTAGAAAGAAAGAAAAAAAGAAAGGAAATAAAATGAAAAAAAATTGGTGGGATACTCATATTAAAGTTGTGGGTTATGAAAACAATCCAAAAAAAGAAAAACAAATACATAGTTTAATAAAAAAAGCGTGTATTGAATATTGGATGCAACAAGCTAGTAAAATTACAGAACTAGAAAATGCAAGAGAACAAAAAGAAAGTGAGGAGATTAAATGAACTTAAATATAAAAAATATAAGATACTTTGAAACTAGACGAGGTCTAGGGTATGAAGTTAAAACTGATAAAGGCACGATATGGAATGATGGAGATGGAGGTGCTACTTATTTTCAAGCCGACTATCCAAAATACCATAACCAGGATTTTTCACATTTAACAGAATGGGACTTAGAATCTATTATCGATAAATACGAAGGAATAGAAAATAAGGATCAAAAATGATAGACTATAATTTAATCTTATATATTGGTTTGTTCTTACTGATATTCGTATTTATCTTGTTTGTGGTGTCAGAGATAAGGATCAGACAGATAGATAAGGAGTTGTTTAGACAAGAACAATTACATAAATCTTTTATGAAAGCTAAAAAGGGGGAGAGATGAAAATAGATCATAAGAAAGTGGAAAAATTAAAATCTTTTAATGGTGTCAAGTTACGAGGTAATGAGACTTTTGATGAATTACTTGAGATTGAAAAAAAGAATATGTTGAAAGGCACAATTATTTGTAAGGCTAAAAAGTGTAGTAATTATTTATACAAAAATCAAAGCCAAATAAATTCACAATATTGTTCGGAGTGTGTGTAAATATGGGAGTGCACAAAAAAGCAAAGAAAGAAGAAAGAATATTTAGAGCATTGAAAAGAATTGATCGTGATATGTCTGAATGTTCCATAACAGAAAGAATACATTGTCCTAAGTGTGATTCATCTAAAATATATGTAAATAAAAAATGGCAATGGAATAAAAAATTTCACGAAGTTGATTTGATAACAGATTGGACTTGTAAAGATTGTAAATCAGATTTTGAGGGACAAGAATTAGAGAACTAATTAAAGGAAAGGAGGGAAAATGGCAGAGAATAAAATTTTTACAGATGCAGAAATTTTAAAAGCATTAAATAATATTAAAGAAATTATCGAGTCACAAAGAGAATTAAATAAAATTATCGATAAAAGACTTAAAAATTTAGAAAAATTTGCTTTGGAAACAAAGTAAAGTTATTAGGGGGTGTTTCGCTCCTACACCCCTAATAATCCCTAACAAATCCTGGAGGTAAAATTAATTTTTCTTCCCTATTTGGTTTTAAAACGACTCGTAGTGAAGAGTCTAATGGGTTATTACTTTGATGTACCTCTATTCTCTTAATCTCTTCTAAATAACCTTTTTTAGTCATAATGTAAATTTTAGCATCACTAACTGCATTACCTCTACGACCATTCTGACCTTCAGTAAATTTTTCTAAATATTCTTGTAAATGTTTGACGTACATAATTATTTGTTTCTAAAAATTACTATCATTAATGGTTTAATGTAACCTATTTTGGTTGGATCGTCTTCGGTTCCATCATCATGACCAAACCTAAAACCTTTTACCGGTTTTCTTAAAAATCTAACCTCACAATTAGGGTTATGGTATATCCACTCATGAAAATATTTAGTGTGTGTTGAAGATGGAAGAAGAAAAACACCAATAAAATTTTTAGTGTGGTAGGCTTTTTCTACAAATTTTCCTATTTTGCCATCAAATAAAGGGTGTATGTAAGCAACTTCACCAGACCAATCTTTAGTTAAACAATCATCATCGATAGTATAATATCTTGGTAGTAAATGATTATTATGTGATGCGCAGCAATCGATTGTAAAATTAAATTCCTTAGTTAGATCTTGCCAAATGTCTTTAGGTGTTCTTAAATATTTCATTATTTTTGAACATTGAAAACTTAAATTTGTTTTATCGTGTTTTAATTCTTCTTTAGTTTTCATTTTTTGTTAATAATATCTGTAAGCTCAGCAATTATTTGTTTGTAACCATCTATTAAATTCTGTAGTTGAATAACCTCAGATTTATATTTATTTAATTGAAAAATTTCCTGTTTTTGCATTTTTACTAAAGTCTTATATCCCTCTATTATACTTGAAAAATCTTTAGAATTTCTGTAAACTTTCATTGTTGACTTTATAAGAGTGTTACCTTAAAAAGTCAACTATGGGCGTTCCTAAGAGATTAACAGAGATGCAACAAAGATTTGCTGAATTTTTAGTGTTTGGAGATGAAAATGGTCCGATGACTAAAACAGAGGCGGCTCTCAAGGCAGGTTATTCTCCAAAAAGAGCAAGACAAGAAGGATCTGAGCTTACTAACCCTAAATTGTCACCACTCGTAGTGAAACATATAGGTGAGTTGAAAGAAGAAAGATTAAAAAAACACGAAGTCACCTATGATGGACATATTTCTGAACTAGCAAGATTAAGAGAGGCAGCACTCAAAAAAGGTTCTTTTTCATCGGCAGTTAATGCAGAAACAAATCGCGGTAAAGCCGCTGGTTTATATATCGATAGAAAAATAATTAAAACAGGTAAGTTAGAAGATATGTCAGAACAAGAGTTAGAGGCAAAGATGAAACAGATTTTAGATGATTACTCACAGATAATAGATGTAACACCAACTAAATCTTCTGAATCTTCTTCACCCAAGCTCGTGGAATCATCGTCCGATCCCCAAAAGTAATCCCATCTTCATCCTGGTCATAGGATGCAAATAGCTTTATAGATTTATTATCTTTGGAATATAACCAACCTTCATTAACTGGTCTTGCTAATTTCATTTTATCGAACTCTTTTTCGGTAGCCCAGCCAGAGTCACTGACACAATCAATCCACTCCACTCTGACTTTAGGAAAAGGTATATCGGGAGAGCTATCAGCTGCAATTCTTTTTCGTCTTTTCTTGGGCATGTATAGGTTTATATCACAGATTGATTTATTTAAAATATGCTTCGCGTACGCGATAGCGATTTTGTATTAGTACATATTAATATGTACCAAAAAACAAAAAGTGTACCATAATTTGTCCTATAAAAAGCCTTATTTTATGCTAAAAAACTACTAAAAGTACACAAAGTACACTTTATTTCATAAAATAAAAAAATATTTTTTTAATTTGTAAAATAAAACTATAGTATTTCTTTTTCTGCCTCTTTTTTGCCGTAATATTTCCTCATTACGGACAATTTATCCTCTGCTTCAGAAATAATTAGTAACAATTTATCTATTTCACCAGTTATATCTATATGTTCTGGTATAATTATATTGTTCTCATTAAAAGAGTTAATCTTATACAATGAGTCCTCGATTATTGCTTCATATTTCTTAAAAAGCGCTCTAAATAGTGCATCATTCATCTTTCCATTCCTCCATCTCAGTGTTTCCATCTTCATCTTTATACAAAATCCATGATCTCTCGCCATCGAAATAGTAACCATCTATCTCACGTTTCATTTAAAGTCCTCCTCTGTTATATTTACTTTTGCCTTTTCTTTTTCATCAAATTTTAGGTCATGATACATGTCCAATCTTTTCAAAAACCTATGTTTATATTGCCTTAATTCATGGTCCGTGATCCTAAATTCTTGGTAATATAAGTCTGGCGTACACATCATGATCACTCCTTGACGAATCTCGGATCCGTGAACATAATCGTGAGCCATAGCATATGCAGCAATCTGTAAACAATAATCTTCTACCCATTCCTTACGTTTAGGGCGATTGGCTTGTTTAAAATCTACAATAGTTTCCATGCCATTATGATTACAAACGAGGTCAGTAGCTCCAGCGTATAGTCCTGGATAATACAATGTAACTTCCGAACCATAATACTCTTCAACCGGTGCAAGACCAATTTCTATAACTTTATTAGCCATAGGTTTAGCCTCTTTTCCAAATTCTGTAAGATCATCATAACCGACTCCTGTAACATAAGATTCAAGAAATTTATGCATGGAAGTTCCTCTTCTACTACTATGATTTTTTATTCTTTCAGCTTCTTTTTCACCAACTTTTTCAATCCAATCTTTTAAAAATTGCTGATCTTTGGTAGCCCCTAATATAGTTGTAACACTTGGCAATCTAGCACCATTTACATCATAAACTCTGTATCCATCTAATGTAATCTGTCTCCCGTCCACATAATTATATTTATTGTTGTATTTCATTTAAACCTTCTAAAAAATAATCTCCACAACCAAGATCTGAACATTGATACACACATGAAAATAACAGCAATATTAAAACTTTCTAAAATAGTGGGGTACATTCCAAAGAATGGGAAAATATACAATTGTAATAATGTGGCGATAATTAAACCAGATCCTATATCAATCACACTTTCAATCAGTTCTCTCATTCAAACCCCACATAAACCAGTGCATTCATTATTAAACATATCTAATTGTTTATCTGTTTCTTTTTTATTAAACTCAACTTCATCTAAGGGTTTTAATGATCTATGTAAATATAATTCACTTGTTAATTTTTTATTTCCTTTTCTAATTAATTTATCTATTTTTACTGCCTCATCAAATTCAGATTTATTATTTTTTTTCATTTCATACCAAAAATTATCGTTATGGTAGGGGCAAAATATACAAGCAGATTTTTTAGGTAAAGGGAATTCATTCTTCTTCATCCAATCAACACAATCTTGTCTTGATAGCTTTGCTTCAATTAATGGATGTCTATTCAAAATATATTTATCTCTTGAGGGTTTCATTCTTTGTATCTCATCAGTTGAAATACCAATCCATTGTTCAACATACTTATCTTTTGGAAATCTTTTTCTATATCCAACATTACATAATTCTCTAATTTTTTTTCTAATTGGTTGAATTTTGTATCCATCCGTGCATTGACGCATTAGCATACCTTTTTTACCTGTAGTTTTTTCTTTAGTAAAAAAGGGTGCGTTAGGCATACGTTTATCTTTATTAATGTAATCCTCCAAATCTTCTTTAATATTTCCTGCTGATACCCTTAGTATTGGAAAAGGTAAAATTTTTTCTAATGAATCTAAATATAAATAACAATTTTTACTTTCAAATCCTGTATCTGCAAAGATACAATAATCAACAGGAGGGAGATCTCCTTTTGCTGCCATCAAAGCCATTGCTGAACTTTGCACTCCTGCGCCTAAACTTATTATCGTAAGTGTTTTTTTTCTATTTTTATCTATCATTTTAAATTTTTAAATACAAAATATATTATAGTACAACCGATCACTAAACAGATCATACTATATCCAAACATACCTAACCCATACGCAGCAGTCATAGTTTTTTCTTTAATTCTTTTAGATATTCTTCGTTTTCTTTCTGTTGTTTATTTTTAACAATTGTTACTTGTTTGTTCCAAGCCCAAGTATTAATCTTACCCGACCAACCCATGATCCACAGATATATCTTTAACATTATTCTATCCAAGCTCATCGTTTTTCCTAAAATCCTCTAACCTAACTATTTTATCGTCAAATTTAAACATATTTTTTCTATTTGTGTAATGTTCTATAATTTTATTTAATTTTTGTATTTTTACATGAGCATAGGGTTGTAACAACAACGCAGAATAATAGGCATCTTGGTGGCAGCAACGCCAACGCCATTGTTTTTTTCTTCCAGGTCTAACTTTTCTTGAGTTCACTGTTCCACAACCTAAAGTTTCCATTACAAAAACTAAGGGGGCTTTTTCAGTCATAGCAATTTCCATTCGAATAGACCAAGTGGGATATGGTTTTATGTTATGCTTTCTCTTACGCATGTATTGTTTGTATTGAATACTACCCTCACCATCAAATAACCCCGCAACATAAGCCATATTAAGATTATTTATCATTTATGCGAACTAGTTATTATCCACCTAACCATCGCAGTTGATGGATCATAGCCATCAAATTTTAATTTAGTGCAACTTGTTAATAGAATTGTCACCAATATAATTAGTGTCATTTTTTTCATATAGCTCTCCCTCAGAATCACAAACCCAACATTGGTGAATAGTATCTGTAAAATTATTTACTTGTTTGATTTTTAAGTAACCATTACCCTTACAAACTGAGCAAATTACTTTTTTTAATTGATTAACTTTTAATCTTGCCATTTAATTTCTTCGCCTCTTTGTTTGCTAAAACCTCAATGGTTTTTGAGATAGACAATTTGCCATCAGGTAATAATACCTTTGATAACTTTTCTAAAATAGCATATGTTTCTTTTTGAAGTGAGACATTTTTATATTTGGTCATATCGGTCATTAATTGTTTCCTTTCATAATTTTAACGTATAATATAGGATATTCTCTAGGATTGTCAATGAAATTTGTTCTGGCTTTAATTCTTTGTTCACAAACGCAGCAGATATGTATGCCTCCTCATCAATGGCCGGATCTATTTAATACTCAATATGATTGCTTGATGTTTGGTTACGAAGAGTCAAAAAAGAAAATGCGAGAGATCGGTAGAAAAGAAGTCAACGAACATAGCATGTTTATTAGATTTACTTGCACACCACAGAACACAATTTGACAATATGGCAAAATAATGGTATGGGGAGAAATCTTCTCA